GTCGGCTTGCTCCTTAACTTTGTCCTCAAGCCAGATGATCTGACTGCTTGCTGGCGTTCCTCGCATCATTCACCACCCTTCACCATTTCCCATTTAGGAAGCTCAATCTCTTCTGGCGACAAGCCATAAATGTAACCGACGACATACCACCGCTTCCCGCCCTCCAGCTCTGCCATGAGGTGTATATAATCCTCATGACCCAACCTCACCATCCAATCATCATGGCTGATGCTGAATTGATGAAAATCATCTCCCCAACGCTTGTCAGTCCATTGTTTAACAAACCCCACATTCATCAGATCTTCAAGGGTTTCAAACTCCGCTTCTTTGGGGTCAATAGAGACGTAATTCGGCAGATGTTGTTTAATAAGAGGCATCACCACTGCACCTCCCCATTGATAACAATATGCTCATACCAGCGGTCGCCGTTTTCGCTTTCCCATAAAGCCCAGACGTTGTGTGGTTCGTATTCGTAGCGGATTAGTGTTTTCATTTGGGTGGCTCCGGTAATGGCATCCAATGGGTGGGCTGTCTCATTGCAAGATATGTGTCTTGATAACACCATTCAGGTTGGACAACACTCCAACAACCTATTTGAATCCCATACTTATTATATACCAAAACATTCTGCCCATCCTTTGGTGCTGTTTCTATTGGTTGCCATTCATTCATGGCCCTTCACCTTCTTCGCAGTCTATTTCAATCTTTACGCAAGCGATGCGGTATTGAGAAGCATATTCATCAGCACCTTCTTTTGTGTCAAAAAAATCATCTGTCTGTTTATCAATATTAACCCAAATTGTTTTTTTGATGCGTTGTTTGACTTCAACAAGGTCAGATGCGAATGAAGGGGAACCATCGTAAACTCCACCGCATGTAAATTTCCCATCTTCTGTCCAACACATTGCCCACCAGCCATCTTCCGTAAGTATGGCCCCATGAACAGCCCAAATTCCAAACCCATCCGTCGCATAAATCCGCACTTCACGGCCATCACGGGTGCGGTAACGTTTGTTAATGTCAATTTTATTAGTCATGTCCGCACCATCCCGCAATATCCGTGTGTTGTGCTAATTGTTCTAACAAGCCCTTCTGGCGTCATTTTAACAGAATTATTTTCCCTGATGACGGTTTGCTGCCACCGCCAAGCCATGCATTGGGGGCCAGAGCAAGTTCGGTAGCTTGGTGTTTGGGCGCAATCTTTGTGGTGGGCCTCTTCAGGAGTCATATAGTGTGGGTTATCAGTCATTTTGTTATCTCCATTACATTAACTAAAAATACTATCATTATATTTGTCATCATTGTCAACAATGCTATTGCACAGTTTCCTGCGAATCAGTTGGCTTGCTCATAATCATGGAGGAGAACACCATTGCAGCCTTCGTGCGGTCAGGCTCTTCCATGTTAGCCAAAACAGACGCGGTGAACGATGCGAGGATGTGCAGCACAGTGCCAATCGTCATGCCATCAACTGCTTTGCCAATAGCATCATACGCCTTGACGTGTTTGGCTTGGGTCTTCTTCTTCATGTGTTCTTTAAGGTCAATGGTCACGTTTCATCTCTTTCAATAGGTCAATTTGACGGGTTAAGAAGTCGATCTCCTTGGTATATTTACCAATCTGATCAATCGCCCAGTTAGCACGCATGTTGGCGGCCAGAAGATCGTCGTGGAGCCGACTAATCACAGACTGGTACTGAACCTCAACATCGGGGTCTAAGACAATCCTCTGGCCATCCATCACTTAGCGTCCTCAATCACGGTGAACACATCACCCTCATCAGCAACTGCAATGGAAAAGATACGACTGGCAGGAATAAAGCCCACAACGTAATCATCCCACGACGACTGCTCGCCATCTGGCAACTTCTCATTGCGGTAGAAAGTTGCACCATCCGAATCAGCAACCAAGCGATCAGCAATCACCTGAAGGCAGCCACCATTGTTCAACCAGATATTCCAAATATGTTTACCCATTACACCCTCACTTGGTACGGAAGACACGGAAACCAACATCATGGTTGGTATCGTCAAACACAACACGAAACGCTTTAGGCGCACGCTTCCTATTAGAAGCATACACTGTCTGGCGAATGCTACTAAACGATGACACGTCATCATAGGGAATGAAGAAGCTATCCTCAACATCCATAGCATCCCAAGGAAAGGATGACGACAGACGAGATGGACGAGGCATCTTTACTTTTTTATCAATCTTATATTCGCTCACTGTATTACTCCTACTAACAGAGCCATCACAGTAACGAATAATTACGACGGATACAATGGGGTATTCCCAGTATTCCCAGCAAAACGTTGGCTCTCACTAAGCTCAAACGTGCGTTCAGCACCGCGTTGGATCATGCCAGACCGACGCATGAAGTTAATCGCTTGGCTAACCGTATCAACCAAGTCGTCATGAATGCCTTTTGGAAATGATTCGACCTCAGTGACAACCATGTCAGCCCATACACGGAATGTATCTGGGTCACCGACCTTAGTGGGTGCATACACTAATCCCTCAGCGAATAGGTGCTGTACGGCATATAGCCGTGCAACCTTGTCTAGATCATTCGGGCTGACCTCACGGACGGAGAACTCTTCAATGCCAACGAGACGCCTGATCTCCTGAGCCACACTAATGCCCGGCCCCTTAGCTTCAACCAGCAGGATGTCCAGCTTCGATTCCCGTGCAGTTTCAACTACCTTGGCGACCAGATCATGGAACTCAAGGCGCTCCTTCCATGCATTGGTCAACATAATCTTGGGAATGTCACCGCCCTGATCAGAGCTTTGGATACGGCTAGATACAGTTCCTTGGAAGTTCTTATTCGACACAGCGGTGTAGTTACCCGAATCACGCCACACGCCCCAGCAAGTCATGGCGGAGAAATCGTTCTCTTTCTTTGTGGTATACGCTAGATCGAGCGATCCAATCGTGATCTCCATGTCGGGGAAGTCATTGCCCTCATATGGTTCCCACCATGTACGCTTGATAATACCGCCACCCGCTGGCTGAGGACGCATCTGTAGCTGACCAGCCGTTCCATACGGTCCAAGCGTTCGCTTCAGGTTATCAACTTCCGTTGGGCCAAACCGCTCAGGCCAGAGAAGTTCACCCTCCTCTTGGCGTGGGTCAGTCCACATAATATCGCCCTCACCGTCATTGGCCGAATCAGGCACCAACACCGTGTAAATGCGACGGCTAGGCTCGAACTCCATTGGCAACATCAGATGTGTCCAGTTACCAATGTCCTGCGACAAGATATGTCCAGTGATGTCACGCTCGTTCAGTCTTTGCTGGACCACAATACGACAGCCAGTCTTTGGATCGTTCAGACGTGTAGACCAAGCCATATCCCACCATTCAATGGTAGACATGATCACAGCCTCAGAGTTGCTCTCACGCGCATTGTTAGGATCGTCGCAGATTAAATACTGTCCACCCAAACCAGTCGTAGAGCCGCCAACCGACGTGGTCATACGGCGACCACCTGATTCGAGATCGAACTGGCTCTTGGTGTTCTGGTCGCTCGATACCTGAACGCGATCACCCCAGCGCGATAGATACCAGTCACTCTCAAGCAAGCGGCGGCACTTCAAGCTGTCCTGCAATGCCAATGTCTGGCTATACGATGCATGTAAGAATTGAACACCATTGCCCGACACTGGTGTATTCTCAGGCTGGGCAAACACCCACGCAGGGAACAACACACCACACAGCGTTGACTTACTGAAACGGGGCGGAATGTTAATGATCAAGTTGCGGATGTTACCGTCAGCACAAGCCTGAAGGTGATCACACACCGCTTGCATAGAGAAACCACCACCAACGAATGGCGCTGGATCAATTACGTGCCACGCTTCCTTGGTGAAGTCATACAGGCTGCGCTCCATGCGACGTTTAGCCAATGTAGACCGAAGCACTTCAGCCTCTTCACGAGACATTTTAGTTATATCAAGCATCGTCTTCGTCATCCAGATCGATAACAATCTCATCTGGTGCGGGTAATGCCAGAATAGCGTTCAGCATTGATTCGAGCTGCTCTTGCTCCTCAATGTCCAAAACGTCCACGTCAATCTTCTGTGTCAATATTGGACCACCGCCAGCTCCAGTGACTTCCATTTGTTTAACTTCAGCCCAACGGCCTTTGCCACGCTTGCTTAGGAAGAACTTAGCCGCATCTACAGCCTTGTCAGTTTTAGCCGTCATCTCATCCAACAACACGCCAGTTGCCAGCGTCATTGTATCAGCCCAGCCAGTTCGTAGTTCTAGATCGTAATGCTTTACCAGCGTCTTTTCATTGACGCCCATAGCCTCAGCGATCTCATATTGCCATAAACCAGCCGCAGCCATTAGTTTAACTGTACGCCTTGATGCGTCAGACACTTTATGTGATGGACGGCCCATCTGTTTTGGCTTCTTTGGTCTGGCCATAGTAATTCCATAAAGTTTGATTTTTCTGTTGTATCACAACACTTTACAAACACACGAATCTTGTTTGTCTTTCCCCCCATCTATTTTTACGGTTTTTTGCGGTACTATGATACCCCACAAATGAACTGAAATTTGGTTCATTTGTGATTACTTCCTACCCTGACCTGATGCCATATTCATAAGTATGTTGGCTACTTCATGCCGTTCCTTGCCCTTTAGATTATTTGCCAAGTGAACAATATCCTCGACTAACTCATTGTACTGCTTCCTCATAGCATTCTCGCTTATTTGGGCGCGATGTATTGGATCAGGCTGGATGTTAGCTTCCTTCCTGTGCTTGGTAATGAATGTAACAGCTGTTTTCTCAGTAATTTGAAGTGCTTTAGATATTTCTTTCCATGACGAACCATTCTGGCGCATGTCATAAGCTTTCTTGTGCCGCGCTACTGTGTCCGCCCTACGCTGCTCTGGGTCTCTTGGAATCATCATATCTCTATGTGTTACTATGGTTTCACCAGCTATAGCATTGATCAGAAAACCAACAGTACGGGTAGTTTTGTGTCCAATGTCCCGCAACCCGTGCCACCAGTGCCTGTATTTTACCTTGGATAAATCACCCAATGTTTTACACGGAATGATACGGTTACCCATATAAGTGTAGCCACCCCACCTGTTGAGTTCCTCAGAATACACTGGCTCTTGCATTCCACTAACTTCAACGTGATTAAAGAACTTTTTAATCTGCGTCTTCATGTGTCCAGTCATTTCAATTGCTGACAGGTCCACATCCTTGAACTCGATATCTTTCCAGTTTTCGTTTTTCATTTGTTGATCCTTACTTATCATAAACAATGTTTGGAACTTGGCCCCATTGCCAATCCCACAGATACCATGCGTATGAATGCCGGGGCGACCCCTTACTACCCTCAATCCACTTGGGGCGACGTGTTAATACGATCTTACAGGCGAATGGTGATGCGTTACCGAACACGCCCTTTCGGCTACTGGCGCAGTCAAACTCATTCCTAAGTAACATGGCTACTTTGCCACCGAAGTTCTTTGTTAGCAGTAATGCGTGGTTAATGAACTGATCAGCTAAGTCCTCAGCGAATGGTGGGTTGGTTATGATATCCCTTCCCTTATTCTCCCATGTGAGTAGGAAGTCTTTTACATCATATCCAAAGCCGTAGTCGTGTATGTCTGAGCAGTAAACATCTATGCCCGTGTTAGCCAAGGTGTTTGCGATGGCCCCCTTGCCAGCCGCTGGTTCCCACACACGAGTGAAGTCCTCATGCCTCAGCAGAACCTCCGTACACCAAGCTGGGGTCTCGTAGTGATCCCATGCCCTACGTTCATAATGCGTTGCGTTCATTAGTTGGTCTGACATGGGATACACTCCTGTTTCGTTATCGTTGAGCGGTATCTGGATACCACAGTGGTTTGTGTTAGCCTTTAATTGCTTTGATGATGTAGTAAACATTACCAATCACCATTCCCCACAATATACACGCCGCTGGGAACTCAATCATCCAATAGTCAAAGCTAACTAGCGTAGGAATTTCCATATCAATCCTCCTCTGGCTCAATCAATAAAGCATCAAGCATATTAAGAATGGCAACCTTCTCAAGATAATTAACGTACTTGCCAACCTGAACGATCATTTCAAGCGAACCAAAAATTGGCATTACCTTCTTATCGGCGAAGTGATTGATGATGTAAGATGTCAGGGTAACTGATTTTAAGCCAATTGATGGCTGTTCAACCCAACCCCACGGTCCAGCTTTAACTACTTCATTCATTGACCCATAATGATCTAACAAGCGCATGAACTTAGTGAATGAGTTTGGCTTGAACATCTGTGTTATCCAGATTGGCAAGTCGTTGGTGTCGAATGTTTCTGTTGTGATTGAGTGCCAGTTTTTCATTTGTCTTTGTCCCATGAGAATTTTGGTAATGTCACTTTTGGCTTTTCGCCTGACATTGTTGCACTGATATCTGCGTTCTTCTTTACCCGCTTTGCTACTGCTGCCCTTGCCTTCCCTTTCTGTTCAATCTTTGGTGCTTTTGTTGGTTTATCGTCTGCATTAGTGAATTTAATTGCCATTGCTGTCAGCCTTCCTCATCAAATTGCAACTTATCGGTAATTGATTCGATGATCTGCTGAGTGGCTGGCGACCAATCCATAGCCCTAGCTTTTTTCAAAAGACTATACAGAAATGCCCTATAATCATCCACGATCTCTTCGTACAGATCAATTTCCTTGCGATACTCAACACATACATCGCCCAATCTGCGGGTTTCGCGGTTCAGGAACACTAATTCATCAACAGCATCCATTCCCTTGGCTCCATCAAGCAATTCTGGCTTAATCCCGTCCCATAACTTATTCGTTACCATCTGCTTCTTTTCTTTTGGCGTTACACTAGCCCGCACACACATCATTTTTCTCCTTCAACGTGCTTTAAAATACGCTTTAGCATCTCATGATCTTGTTTAGAGCGGCGGTCATTATCCCGTCCTTCAAGCTTCTGACCAACCATAATCAATGGCAATGCAACCAACTGGATAACACCACCGGATACGTAGAAAACTAACTGCTCCCACTTTGCGTCTAATGATGGTAATAGTGACCATATCATAAAAGCGTAAACGCAAAACATTGATGACATAGCTGCGACTGTATGTCTAGCCATCCAATCATTAAATTTATGGAAGTGATCGAACATTTTATAAATCCTACGCTATTGAGATAGCCGCGAGTAGTAACCACCCCCATCCCGACACATCATGTACACCGCCCACAATAGCACAAATTAGGGCAATGCTGGCAACAATATGATTTCCCCGCATCACCAATCCTCCGTTAAAATAAGGTTAGCCATAGCTGACCATGCAGAATCAGGTGCTATACAAGCCAAACCAAGAGAATTACCCGCCACCAGCCTATTTGCTGCTCGACCAGCCTTCAGCATTTCTTCTGTTGGATTTTTAAGGAGACTACGAATCCGTTCAACCTCATCTGCGGCTTCAATCAATAGCCAATGATTCTCAGGGTTATTTCCCGTCCCGTTCCGCAACCGTTCTACAATATCCATCACTCACTCTCCTTCAAGACTGTTAATGTTTTGCGAATATCTTTTTTAATGGCGTCAAGAATGTCATCTCCATTGCCACACTCTAGGATGTCTTCCAGTTGCTCACGATACCGATCATTCTCTGCCCTGAGGCGAACCAATTTTGAAACTGTCACGTCGTCAGCATGTCTATCTGTTGGTTTATATGGCCCTAACCACCTAATGCTCATTTTGGTTTCCTCAATGAATTTTGGACATTGCAACCGAAAGACTTGGACACATGATTGGGTCATGCATTACGCCGTAAACGTAATAATCAAATCCATATGATTCTTTAACTGCCCAAATTTCAATGTTACCTTTTTTGTAAACGATGTAAGCCATTGTATTTCTCCGTTAGTTTCCCGTTGGCCGTTGTTGATGAACATAGATATAAACGCATCCACGAATCATGTCAACTCATGTTTTATTCTTTTTCCAATCCATGCCATCACTGGCACAGCCATTGAATTTCCTAATGATTTGTATCTGGGTGTGTCTGATGCACCGTGAATATCAGTGTAACCATCTGGAAATCCTTGAAGCCTTTCACATTCGCGTGGCGTCAGGCGTCGAACAGCCATTTCTTGTTGAATAAAACGCTGTTGATTAGTTCCGCGAGTTTCTCCCGCAGAATCCAATGTAGCCATTACTTCTCCTAATGGCCTAACAATTCCATCAGAAGATGCGTATGCTATTGGCTGTACTATAGCAGGAATGTGCGCTCCAGCCGATAAAGGGTGACATGGATCACCGGCTTTGGGGTTACTAAAATTATAAGGACTTGTAATCTGAGTAGTATCAAAAGGCAGGGGTTGCGCTATATACGTTGTGCTTTCATGCTTATCGGCTTTTGATGCACCAGAACGTAAACAATGTCCAAGATTAGGATTTTCACCAACACCAAACGGAATCGGTTGTGCAACACAAAAATCTAACTCATTCGCATTGCCAGCCGGACGAGTTAAACCGCCCGTATTAGATGTTAATGTTCCAGACACATTTGAATTTGTAACTACGGGCAAGGTTTCTGTTTCTGGGTCGTAACGTTGACCAACGCCTGTCGTAAGGCACTTGGCAGTGTTTTGCCCCTTTTCTCTGCACGGCGGAGTATCCCTTCGCAAGCCTTCGCGCTCAAAAAGAACTTCTGCGGGATCAAACCCATCTCTAGCACTTGCGACAACGAACAGACGACGGCGTCGTTGGGCCACTCCAAAGTATTGAGCGTCGAGAACTCGCCACGCCGCACGTCTTTTCGGTCCCATAACCATACCTGAGTTTGTCCATTTGCCCCCTGTCGGGATGAGGGGTTCATCGTTTCCCACAAGGGCACCAAGGAAGCATCCGAAGGCGTTGTCCTTAACGGAGAGCACTCCGGGGACGTTTTCCCATACGATGACTGTTCCATCAGATCGAAGATCGTCAATTGCATCTGCAAGCCTTACAAATTCTAGGGTCAAGTTACCACGGTCATCATCAAGGCTGTTGCGTAACCCTGCCACAGAGAAGGCTTGGCAAGGTGTGCCACCAACTAAGATGTCAGCGTCTTTTATCCAATCTTGTTCACGCAAAACGGTAAAGTCACCATGTAGAGGTACATCTGGATAGTGGTGGGTTAACATCTTACGCGGAAATGGTTCAATCTCACTGAATGCTAATGGTTCCCAACCTAATGAGTGCCAAGCAACGGTGGCGGCTTCAATGCCAGAACAAACTGATAAATATTTCATTTGTTTTTCTTTGTTGTTCCAAAACCCTTATTAGGGTTCTTTGCTTTACCGCCAATTTTACCGCCAGCAGATGCTGTTTCAGATGTGAACTTGTTTCTATTACCTGTTTTTCCACCAAGCGATGAAACTTGTTTACGTTTTTCAGCTGACAATAGGGCGAACCCTGTTTTGTTCTTCAATTCCATGTTGCATGTAACCTTTGTTGATTTGGATGATTGATAGGAATGGGCTGTTAACCAGAACGATTGGCTGGGCTATGATCATCCAAGACTTGACGCGGGGACCAGTAGCCCCCGCAATCCGTTTCCGCTTGAACAATGGGATAATCATTGCACGTTTTGCTTAAATGTTAGGGATGGCTTCGGTGTGGAAATCTTGCAGTTCTTGGTCCACCAATCTTCACCCATTTCCTTCTTGACCTTATCGGTGTCAAGGGTCCAACGAACTGAACCTTCTGAGAACACAGCTTTAAAAAGATTGCCTGAAACTTCTTTGCCGGTAGCGCGCTCGCGAATCACTTCTTCAGCTGCGTTGAACTGAGCCGTGAGTTCCTTGATCTGAGCCTTGAGGTAAGCTGCCGCGTCGATGACTTCAGCGGTGTTCATTGCGGTGTAATCAGTTGCGTTGCTCATTGTAGTCTCCTTGGGTTGGGCCTCAGCCCCGTTGTTGATGTATCTTGTGTAAACGCATCCACAGCATCGGTCAATAGCCCCGATCAATAATTTCTGAAATAATCGACCAATCCTTCTCGTAGTATTTTGCCTTGATCTTCTCGACCACATCCTTGTCGTCAGCCGTCGTGAAGTTGACGATGTTGCCGTTATTGTCTTCGGCATAATTGATATGGATATAGGAGAAGTTCCACGACGTATCGCCATCATAGTCGGAGCCGTACTCAACAAGCGCCGTGGCATCGACGAGCACTACCTTATCGCCAATCGTGTATTCAAAGTTGTCGATTGCGAACTCAAAATCACCATCACAAAAAAACATTTTCGTCTCCGTTGGTTGCCCGTGGGCCGTTGTTGATGAACATAGGAGTAAACGCATCCACAGATGATGTCAACAGCCTATTTCGTCAGAACATAAATTCATCACTTCAATCATATCCGCTAAATGATGAACACGCTTATCGGACAGCACTATCACGCGCCAAAGGTCAAACACTGGCGACCACTGGCACCACGCAATCTCGTTGCCGTCATGAAACACGGTAAACATGGTCTCGCTTTGGTATTTTATATCAAATTCGCTGCTCATTTCGCTTTTCCCTTAAAACATCGTTCCAGTCACCGATCCGTGGTGGAACACGAACCTCAATCTTCATCTCAGGATTTGTCATCTTTAAACGCCTAGCAAGATCGTAGGCTGCTGAGTGACCCGTGAAATTAACATCGTTATCCGCGAAAATTGTTAAGAAATTGCAAATTTTTGGCGGCTGAAACTGTTTTAATAAAGGTGCGCTAATTGCTGACCATGTTGGTATGCCTGTCAGGATACTGGCTGACATTGCTGTCTCAATGCCCTCAGCAATACCCATTGATTCGGCTGGCTCTGTAAGTCGAATAGCTGAACCGGGCGGGATTGATCCGGCCATAAGCAGCTTATTCGGGTTAAAACCGGCAACTTCACCGTTTGTGAGCAAGTACGTCTTATGTACGGACACGCCACGACCATCCACGTCACTGACTTTGGCCGCCATGACAAAATATGATCGGTAATCACCGTCAGGATGTGTTGCGTGTCCCTCACGAATGACAGGGGAGGCATAGAAGCCGTTTAATCGTGTTGTAAGGTATGACCACACCGGAGAGCCATTCATGATCCTCCGCGTGCTTTTCCAGAACCGTTCCGCTGACGCATGAGTTTTTTCCGTATCAACTTTTGGCACGGCCCTAAGTGTGGCGGTATCTATCAATGGTTCTACCATTTTGAGGACATCTCCGGCTGGTATTCCCCTGATTCGCGACACCAAGTTAAATCCATTACCCGCACCGCAGTTAGAGCAAATCCAATTGCCATCTCCCTGCTTGTTATCAAACCGAAAGCGATCCTTACCGCCACAGATTGGGCATGGGCAATGTTTGCCAGATAGGTGTGCGCTATCGACCCCCAACTGTAGAAGGATGCCATGCCACTTGCCGTGTGATTGGGCTATTGCTGTTGCGAAGTTCATTTTTCTCACGTTGTTTTGCCTTAGTGATGTTTAAATGCTTGATCCAAGCTGATGTAGCCTGTGACGGCATGATCGGGGATGGCCTACTAGCTGGCCCCACACCAAACCTCTGACGGTAAGCGTGATAAGCCCAACCATCTTTGTATCCCTTGATTTGAGCGTGTCCAAGCAATTCTGCGTAAAATGTTGATTTGGCAGCCGCTGGCCAGTCTTTGGCAATCTGCTTTTTGTTTGGCGTTAGTTCTAACAATTCACCCTCTTCTGTATTTATCTTTGATACGTACTCAGCTTTAAAGCCACAGGCTGGGCATTCCCGTGTTTTTGGGGGGCGAACGAACGTGCATTTTGGACAGGGTTTCGGTAGCGGCGTTTCTTTTTCAAACTTACTGGCCGTTCTTTTATCGCCCGAATCGAGTGTCTCATGGTGAATATCCGTTACAAATCCAAGACGGATTGTTGTGTCACTGTGATCAAGAATCACTAAATCATCCTTGTCTTCAGCCGTCCTAAGTCCACGGCCAATGATCTGTGTATACAAAATCTCAGAGCGTGTAGGTCGCGCCAAAATGATGCACCGCACATCCCAATCAATGCCAGTCGTGAGAACACCGACATTACAGACAATCTTTAAATCACCGTCCGCGAATTGTTTGGCGATTTCCTGACGTTCCAACAGTTCAGTAAAAGAATCCATATACCCTGTTGGAACTCCAGCAGCCAAAAACTCTTGCTGTATCTTTTTGGCGTGAGCGCGATCCACACCAAAGCATAGCGTTGGACGATCCTCACCCTTCTCTAACCATGTTGAGACAATATCGGCCACAAGAGTACCCTCCTGCATGGCGGCAGATAATCCTTTAGTCTCATAGTCACCCTTAACGATCTTAACATCTGTCAAGTCTGGGTGGGCTGGAGCAAACACACGGAAATTTGATAGATACCCCGCGTCAATTAGTCGCTGTGTTGTTGTTCCAACAATCAAATCATCATACAGTTTGCCCATGCCTCTGGCCCACGGAGTTGCCGTTAATCCAATAACAGGTATTCGATTTTCGGCCAGTTTCTCAAACCACTTACCGTAGAACTTAAACAGGACGTGAGCCTCGTCGATGATGACCAAGCCACAATCTGGCACATTACGCCGCATCAGTGTCTGGATCGAAGCAACCTGAACCTGAGCCGTGTGATCCGTGCGCTCGTGATAGGCTTGCATGACACCGATATCGAAGATGCCATCCCGTTCAAATGACTTAACTGTTTGGTCAACGAGGTTGATTGCTGGAACGCAGAAGATAACTCTGCGCCCCCGTTCGAGTGCCATGTTGATGATATTACCCGCGATGGCAGTCTTACCGCCACCCGTTGGAACTTGCAGCACCGGCCTTTGTTTACCAGATCGAAGTGACTGGCGGAGAGCCGTAATCGCATCCTCTTGATAATCACGCAGTTTGTGCATTGTCTCTCTCGTAACATTTAACGTCGTAAAGGATTGTTTTGTGATCACGTTGCAGCCATCGACCAATTTGGCTAGCTGAGTATTTCAAATCTTTAACGGCAAAGTAGGCAACTTCACGACGAATTTTGACAACTTCGGGTTTATGATTCGGGACGATTAGAGAGTTAGGATCGACACTATGTTTTTGAGCAATTTTAATCAGTAGCTTTGAGAAATTGTTATTGGGGATATGGTCCACCTTGAACACAACTTCAACGGCTTCCTCAACACGGGAAAATACGACCTTTTGAACTTCTGGTGGCCTAATTGGGACAAGTCCCGCTGACTTGCCAAGTCCGCCCAATCTTTTTCTAACTGCCAAGTAATGTGCACGTAATTCATTGTAGTTTCGGAAGTCCTGTGTCATCTGCCTCGCCCATTGCGTAAATCGTTACAACCATCGGCTCTGATGATTCTTTGGCCCACTCAGCAGCCAAAGCCATGCACTGCGAGTCGTCTTCTACGATGTGGAGCTTAACAAGTAGGTCACTGGTGGCCTTCAAGATATTATCCAAATCACGACGTTTGTTGGTTTTTCTCGCCCTAATGTGAAGGGCATACTCGCCATCAATTGTCTGCTTAGTCTGTTGTTTTACCATCCAACCAGCCTCTTCAAGCCAGTCTTTGTAGAGCTTCGTCTTGTACATTCTGGAGCCAGTTATGCGCCAAAGAGCGTTAGCTGACGGAGCCAGTGGAAGAGTTAATTGTATCATTACTTTTCACCAAAAAAATCTTCCGGTTTCAGATAACCCCCTGATGCTGCAATGATTTTCTTTGCTGCACTGATTAGCGGGTATTGTTTATATCGTTCAATTCGAGACAAAGATGCCATCGAAATTCCAGTTTGAAAAGACAAATCGTCAAGTGTGACAAAGTGTTCCTTTCGAAACATTCTCATGGGATGGGTAGGCGTATATTCGAAATCGATTTCCGACCCGCTGTTGTGTTTGGCTGCATCCGAATCAATGGGTTTTCCCATGTCCAACATTCTCCAGTTCCGTCTTGAAAACAAACCCACATCAAATGGTGTTCAAACCCATAGTCGATCAGGAAGTGCGCCATAGCGCTGCCCTTTGGGGTAAATACAGGTAGCGGGGGATCGAGCCGTTCAATCATTTGACAATCCTTGCATTGAGTGCAATCAATAACATGCCGAAAACAAACATACAAGGGTGTTAACCAATGAAACAGTTTCCACATGGCGCACAGTCGGATGCCACTGAGTTGCATAAACTTAGATTAGCTATGCCAGTTATAGAACATGAAATTACTAACCTTCTGGCTAACATATATATTAATAATCCTGAGTTAAAGAATGATGATACTTTTAAGTCAGATATCTTAGAAGGTTCTACTGACTATATGGATATTATTAATAAATGTTTATTAGAACTATCTATTACAGAAGGTTATATAGAAGGTATTAAAATATCGCGGGCGCGTATGGATGACCGAATTTCGAAACATACCGTTCGCGTTAATTTGATCCGTACCTTGCTCCGCCGCATGTTGGAGATGGCCGATATGCGTACCGTTAAGGCCGCCAATGGAACCGTTTCGCTGAGCCAGAAGCCTCTGTCGGTACAAATTTTGGATGAGGGGTTGATCCCCGATGAATTTATGCGTATCAAAGTTGAACCAAACAAGACGTTGATTGGTGAAAAGCTAAAGGCTGGCGAAGACGTTCCCGGCGCAACGCTGTCAAATGGCGGCGAAACATTAACGGTAAGGTAACGATGAAAAACATTATCAAGGCATTGAATGAGGTGATGAAATCCGTCTCCTACGTTCAGAAATCTTCCGAAAACAAGTTCCACGGTTACAAGTATGCCAGCGAATCATCCCTCCTCGAATCACTTCGTCCTGCGATGATTGATCAGGGATTGGTGCTTATCCCAAGCATCGGAAACGTATCGCCAATCGACGCGCACGGTAATACAACCGTCACCGTCGAATACACATTGGCTCACACATCGGGCGAGATTTGGCCTGATAAAATCATTGCCGTCGGCTGCGGTAATGACAAGTCTAAATCTGGCAGCGTAGGCGACAAGGGTATCTACAAGGCTCTGACAGGGGCCAACAAATATCTGTTGTTTAAGTTGTTCCAGATTGAAACTGGAGATGATCCTGAGAAAGAGGATGGCGATAAGTCAGCACCGAATCAGGAAGTAGAAAAACCAGCGCCAAAGAGGCAGCCGCTTAAAAAGATTGAACTTCCAAAGCGTGCTTTAGAGGCTAAGGATGTTGATAACTATGTCGGTGTTTTCACTGGAATGCTGGAAATGTGCCTTGATGAAAAGGAAGTTAGGGCAACATGGAAATCAGAAAGTGAAAACAGAATTACACTGGCAATCGTGCCAAACACTGATGAGTACACAAAAATGACCGATGCTTGCACGGCACGGATCAATGCAACGAAAGGAACTAAAAATGTCTAATTATGAAGTTAAAGACATGAGCGGATCAGCGTTCAAAAATAAATATAAAACCCAAGATAAGCATCCAAACTATACCGGATCGGTTAAAGTGGATGGTGAAGATTACAAATTGGCAGTGTGGATTAAGGTAGATCGTAATGGTGAAAAGTTTCTCTCATGCAGTTTCCAAAAAGCCGATCAAGACAATAAATCTAATGGGGGACAACGACAGAACGCCACGCCAATTGATCTCGACGATGACATTGCCTTCTGATCCAAGTTTTAGATTTGAGTGGAAAGCGGTCTCTTATCGTCCTGAGGCCGTCACGAATGAAGCCCGTGGTATTGTCATTGGCAAGGGATTTAGCACCAAGCGAGATACTATCAATATCTTGCTTGAGGCTCTCCCCTTAACCGATCCAGACAACTTCTGTCGGGTAATCCTTCGTCCATTGGAATATATGGAAATTGATGAGCATTGGCCTGAGCGGTGGACAGTTTTGTCTTATAAGACTGACCGCAACGGTTCGACTAAGAAGACAATTATTGGCAATGGTTGGCTTGAGGATAACGAAATTCTTGTAATCCTTGATGCCCTTCCAACGCCAAATCAAAACGTAGAGTGCTGGATTGCACTTAAACCAAGGATCGAACGTCACTATGCAAACACCGTCGAGACTGATTGAAAACCAATGGATTGAGGATGCTCTTCAGTATCTCTCAACCTCGACAGATCAAACTGCTGCTGCTCGCGCCAATAGGGTGCGAGCAGAGTTCACCAGAAAGCGAACCAAGGCAAACTTAATCCTTCGCTCACCCGAATCATCCGTAGCAATGCGTGATGCTTGGGCTGAATCGCATGACGACTACAAAGAAGTTTGCGATGCAGAAGTTGCAGCAATTGAGGCCGACGAGTGGCACAGGGCGCAACGAAACAAGTGTGACACGATTATCGAAGCGTGGAGGACGGAACAGGCCTCCCACAGAGCAGGGAGTAAGTTCCAATGAGTAATGCACCATTTATATCCTATCAAACTCCACATGACTTAAATCGAGAAAATCAAATCATCGAGTTCTTGAGCGCCCAGTGGAATTTTGAATATGAAAAGATGGGTGATTACAGCATCTTTGACTTTAAGTGTCGGAGGAATGGTCAAATCATTGGCTTCATTGAGGTTAAAACCAAGAGCAAGCCATACACTGACTTCGACACCTATATCTGTACAAAGAGTGACATAGACCACGGCCTGAAACTAGCTGAAGAAACTAAGTTGCCAGCGTTTTTGGTAGTTAAATGGCCGGACTATTTTGGTTACCTTGATATCCTCCACAATCAATATGAATCTCGTCCATCTGGTCAACGAAACAGAAACGACCCACGAGATTACGAAGCAATCTGCTACTTGATACCAAGAGAAGAATTTAAGGAAATAAAAGGTTTTTCCTTTAATGACTGAGGATATGGGAACCACTAAACGAGGTAACCTATCGCAAAGAAGAAAGTTAGCGATATGGGAACGAGAACATGGCAAATGCATGATCTGCTCAGTCAAGTTGAGGACAGGTCATTTTATCTTTGAGCACGTCCGGGCTTTGGAACTGGGAGGGTCGGATACGGACGAGAATATACGTCTTACGTGCAAGGCTTGTGCTACGGAAAAGACGAAGGGGGATCACAGCAGAGCAGCGAAAGCGAAACGAGCGAAGTCATCAACTTTAGGTTTAAAAGAATCCAAAACCCCACTGCCATATGGAAAGAACTCAAAATGGAAGAAAAAGCTAAACGGAACTATAGTAGCCCGCTGAACTGGCGTCAGTTCATTGATCACACACAGAAGACTGCTGAGGCTCACGCTGTTAAAAATGGTGATCCAGTTCCAGCAATTACGAAGGCGTCCCTGATGGCCTCTGTAATGCTTGAGAAAGAGGTAACGGCGCACGACGTATCAATCATCATGATGTGTATATCGTTAGCCAAGGTCAGTGAGGATCGCCTTAATCCCGATCTGTACCGTGATGTGATCACAACGTCAGCACACACAGCTCAATTCGCAAAGCCGGTAGATGGTAGCTTTGCTGAACTGAGGATAATGTCTGACTTAGCTAATCAACTAGCAGCAACAGACGCAGCTTAACGCTTGGCTGCATCCAACGCTTGAACAACTGCGTCGTCGGGTAATGAAAGCATATGCTCAGTCTTGCTTGCCAACATAACCTGACGGCGCTTTAAATCACGAAGAAGTGATTCTGCCGTAAGACCACCGACTTTACCGCCAGCCTTATGGCCCTGACGTTCAGATTCATATGGTGGATTAACGCGAGAGTTCAGAAGCAATGCCTTTTGCGACAAATCGCCAATCTTATCCAACATTGATGATACAGCGTAATCCTTCTGCGCCATTGATGCTAACTTTTCCAATTTAGCTGGATCATTTGAAGCCATAAGTTTTACGACACTGTTGGCAACACGATTTTGGGCAAAGTTTAAAGTTCCCTTTGCTGCCGCCGATGCTATTGCGCCA